CTATTTCCTTGAAGAGCAGGAGTATAGTCAAGAACGCCAGCCATTGCTAAAGCAGAAGCAACGTCAGCTGAAGTGATGATGAAGTTACCACGACCACGACGAGTCTGTTGACCGATAGCATTAGCTTCACGTTCGATCTGGAACATCAAGCCTTTGAATTTTTCAACTGACCAACGACCATTTGAGTCAACGTCAAGATCGAAAGTACCAGCAGTAGCTGTACCAACTGCAGCACCTGGTTTTGCAGTGCTATAGATAGTGCGGATAACTTCACGATTGATTTCAGAAAGAATTTCTGTTGAAAGAATATTGCTCAATTCGCCTTCTGCATCAAGACCATGAACAGACTTCATGTCCTGTGCGAGTTCGATTGAGTATTCTGCTTTCAAAGCACGAGTCTTAGCAGTTACAGAAGTCTTTTCGATTGAGAAAGCCATCTGACCGAAAGAACCGTCACCAGCGCCACCCTGTCCAAGACGCTCGCCATCAGCAGTAGCAAGACCAGTACCAGTAGTATTGGCAGCTGGATCCCAGCTTGAACCAGCATGTGTGCCAGTGCCTGAGAAGTCAGTATCAGCTTCGTTGAAGAGAGCTTCAGTACCACCCATAGTGCTATAACGTGACTTCATTGCGAAGATCAAGCCAGTTGGCTGAGTCATTGGCTGAACGCCAGCAACGTCATAAGCGATGAGCTGTGGCATTGCACGACGAACCAAGCTGATCAATACTGGATCAAACTTAGCCATACCGCCAGTGTCACCATAAGAACCAACAGCATTTGTTGGAGCAGCTTCGTTCAATTCACCAATGGCTTCGTGACCACGACGAATTTCACGCTCTTGGTTTTCAAGAAGAACAGCTGTAACTTCTTTGATGTATTGATTTTTAATTGGAGCAGAACCCTCATGCTCGAGGACTGGTGCCCACTTTTTAACTAAATCTGTACGATTTGTTGTCATTTTTTTATTTCCTTTACTTTTTGTTTTTGTTGAGTGCTGATAGATAAGCTGACATAGTTGGATCAACTGTTTTGACCTGTTCTGTCAATTCTTCTACTGGAGCATCAGTTACTACAGATGTAACACCTGAAGCAACTTTAGTAGTGAAGTAATTTTCACGTATTGTTTTCACTTTTTTCTCGAAAGAATCAGCGTCTTCGAATGAAAGTTCTTCAACAAGACTATTGAACTTTTCAGTTTCAGTATCTGTAAGACCTTCACTCACTGTCTTAACGATTTGGTCTCTCTTTTGACTAGAAATGGTTTTGCTCATTTCTACATTAGCAGCAACCTGTTCATTAAGTTTTGCTTCTAATTCTTCAACTTTTGATTCCATATCTGCTAAAACATCAAACTTTTCTTCTGGAACATCAATATAATGTTCTTCGAAAAGATTTTTCAATCCACTGATAAATCCTTCGAGGATTTCAGACTTCATACCACGCTCAAGGGCAATTTCATTATTAGCGATCCACTGTTCGGCAATATAGCCGAGATATCCATCAACCTGTTCAACAAGTCCCTCAATATTCTTTGCAACTTGATCTTCAAGTTTGCTTTCGAATTCTTCTTCTAAACGAGCAACTTCTTCTTTAACACGAGTCATAACTGCAGCTTCGTAGATAGTAGTTGCTTTTGTTTTAAATTCTTCAGATAATTCTTCACCGTTAAATAGAGCTTCCATATCTTCTTTAACAGTATTACCTTGACGAATTGGAGATCTATCGCCATTCTTTGGGTTAGATCCTTCTGGTGCCTTTTCAGCTTCCTTTTCGTCTTCCACGTTGTTACGTGCATTATCTGGATTAGGTGTTTCGCCGCCATTCGGTACAGCATTACCTTGACGAATAACTGACTTTTCGCCAGCTGCTTCATCCAATCCTTCATTTAGTTTAGCCGCTTTTGATTCGGCTAACAATTCTGAAATTTTTTGTTCGATTGACATCGTTGTATCTCCTAACTGGATAGTTCTATTAAATTATTTATAATTTATCTGATTTTACTCAGGAAATTTTTGAAAGCACGTATTTTGGCTTCCTCTAAATTGCGAGATGAAGTTTTACTAATTACTTGTTTAACTTCCTCTATATGTTTTTCCACGTACTTTCCATCAACAAATATCCACTCTTTATTTTCCATAATGCCTCTTACGAATGCATCTGGTGCAGAGGGATCAGCAACGATATCAGCTGCAGTTGACAACATGAAATCGTCTTGAACAATTTGAACACCTTCTTCATTAGTTTTTAAGGAACCAAGTGCTCTACTAGAAACGCCAAGATTTGCACCACCGTCTAATAAACCTTTTGCAATATTACCCATTGGTGTTTCTAGAATTTTTGCTCTGCCAATATAATTCGTACCTTCTTTCTTTAAAGATGTGATCATATGTGACACACGATCTAAATTGATAGATGGTGAATCAGGATGTCCTAATTCACCATAAGCACGATTTTTTTCAACATATTCTTTCACATAACGTCCAACTTCTCTATCCATTGTAGATTCTGGATACATTCTTCCGTTACGATTTCTTAATTCTGATTGAAGGAATACACCTTCAATGTAATATTCTTTACCTTTACCTAACTTAGATTCAGAAATAAAGTTAGTAGTGTCGTAAACTTCTCTTATTAACTTCATGTTAGCTTCCTACAACCGATTCATTATCGTATGCACCGAATTGTGCAGTTTCTACTTTAGATGCATACCCGCCAACTTTACGTAAAATTAAATAACATTGAGCTTCTGCACCAGCAATATTAACAACAATATCATAAGTATTATTAATAGTATCAACATATCCACTACCAGCAGAAAATTCCATATAGTCTGCACCACCGCCTGGAAGTGTTAATATATTAACTGAATTTCTAGTTATTGTTATTGCAGCATTAGGTAATCCAACCCATTGCACACCAACAATATTTACTGTTTGTGTAGCACCATCTAATGCTTGAGTTGATGCTAAACAATCAGTTTGTAAATCGATAGTAGCGCCATCAGCAGTACCAGCAATCTTAATAACTGTTTCATTATTAGTATTTTTAAGAATAGTTTTTGTTACTGCCATCTTATTCCTCTATTTTCTTAATCACATAAAAGAAATTATCTTTGTTTTCTCTCATATACTCTATAATATCTGTTTGATTTTGTAATAAATTATTTAGGAATTCTTGTGTGCGCTCATTAATTGCTACAATAGATTCATCATTTAATACATAATGGATTTTATTTTCAAGTAAAGAATCGAGTTTATTTAATTTTCTAATTTGTTGAACGACAGGGTCAATA